CTATGGCGATGGCTCTGGCTATGGCGATGGCTCTGGCTCTGGCGATGGCTCTGGCTATGGCGTAAAGATGTTCAACGGAGATAAGGTCTACGTGATAGACGAAATGCCGACTATCATCAAGTCTATAAGAAACAATGTCGCAAAAGGATTTATCCTTAACAAGGATTTCACATTGGAAGAAACATTCGTTGTTAAGGAGAATAATCAGTTTGCACATGGTAAGACGTTGCACGAAGCGTTTCAGTCGCTGCAAGAAAAACTGTACGATGATTCTACCGAAGAAGAAAGACTTGAAGCGTTCAAGGAGCATTTCAAGGATTTCACAGTAAAGTATTCTGCTAAAGAATTGTTTACTTGGCATCATGTTCTTACTGGTTCTTGCAAACAAGGACGTGAATCGTTCTGTAAACAACACGGGATTGATTTGGATGAGAACATGTTTACCATCTATGAGTTTGTAAAATTGACTAAGGATTCATACGGTGGGGATATAATCAAAAAATTAGTTCCGTAATGTTTGATGATTACGAAATTCAAGAGAGTCTCCTAGACGGGGACTTCTCCTGCAAAACTACGGAGGATTGGGGATGAAGAAACGAACATTGCTTCCAATACAATATTGGTTGTATGAGCATCATGTACCCGTTATAAAAGGAAGACGTATAGTTAATGCTCCAATGAAATGCTGTATGAGATGCGTCCATACTGAAAGATTTCATTGTGTTAATGAAGAAGATTTTATCGTTTGTGATGTAAATGGTAACTGCAAGCATCCAAATGATTGGTGTATATCTTTTAAAAAGAGGAGGTTTTATGAAAATAATTGAAAATAAATACGAAGACCATGTATTCCCTAGACAAGAGAAATGCGAACATTGTGGTAGTATATTGGAGTTAGAGCGTGAGGATTGCGGAAGAATATACAATAAGTTTACTTCTTGGTATGAGTATTATTTCACTTGTCATTGTTGTAAAGAAGAATGTAAATTTGAAAATCCATTATGAAAGCAAGACATATTAGAAAGTTAAGAAAACGACTTCAAGAATATCCAATGTATCGTGTAATTCCTGCAACTGGCATATTTGACAATTTTTACGAAGAGAATGCTTATGTCGTAAAAGCAAGTGGTTGTATTCATGCTATCGAACGATACATGAAGCATTATTGAAGAAAGCATAAGCGTAGAAGTGAATATTATCGTGAGTTATATCACGAACGCAACTATGTTTGTAGCAACTTATGCGTTATAGACGAAAAAGGTTATAAACGATATTACATTTAATGAATGAAAGCAAAGATAATAAGCACTGGTGAAATTATTAAGATAGCAGACTACGCAAGAGTTACACTTGATAAGTGCGATGATTATGGTAATCCTATCGAAGTACCGTTTGAAGATATTGAACTAATCAAAGATTCATCAAACACTATTGATTGGCAGCAAGTCAGAATCCAAGCTGCTATTGCGGCTATGCAAGGGGTAATATCGAATGAAGGACTTTTAGATGATATTGATAAACTAAGTAAAGATGTGAAAAGTGCGAGAATAAGGACTGCAAAAATAAGTATAGAATATGCAGATGCACTCGTTAAAGAATTGAAAGGAGAATAGTCATGAGAATAGAACCTAAATACGAAATAGGTCAAGAGGTGTGGGTAAGGACTTACGATTTTTCATTATTTTCAACAATTAAAGCAATTAAAGCAATTCATGACAGACTTGATAAAGTAGTTATGCGTATTTATGATTATCAATATTATGTGGATTGTTTTGGTTGGGTTGAAGAATCAAGGATTTTTTTCACTAAAGAAGAATTACTTAAATCGTTATAGTATGGCAAAAAATAAATATAGAATAGAAAGAATGGATGATGATGGCGATTGGAAATGGCTAGTCGAAAAAAAACATTGGTATGGATGGACTTGGGTATATCATTCGTATTCTTATGAAAGATGTATGGAATATATTGAAGAAGAATTACTTAAAAGTTTGTAGAGTATGAAAAGATTTTTAATTAACGTAATATTTATCGTAATTGGATTGCCGTTTTATTTAATTGCATTGATACTGATAGTTTATGTTGCAATTATGAGGTTTTTGTTTGCGCCAATTGCTTGTAGCGTTGAACCTTACGAATGGTTAGATAAACTTGATACACATTTTATGAAACAATGAAAGAATATCTCCCATGAACGAAGAAGAATTATTTAAACAGATATGTGAGAGGTGCGAGAATCATGCAAAAAACATGGTTTGTGATGATATGAATACGTGTCCTGCGTACAATATGTACCTTTTGGCTAAAAGGAAAAATAAAGTAATTTATAAACGTGATGATTGGCAAACACCGCCAACACCAAAATCGGAAATGATTTAGTATGGAAGATATAACAATACAAGATTTATGGAGTCTAACGATTTATAACATGTAGTATGGAATCAGTAATTAAATGGCAGACAGGAGAGCCGAAGGGGTAGAATACTACCCCAAAACAGATACAATCCTATTAATCCGATGCCCTAAGTGTGGTAGAGAGAACTACGCATTAGCAGTTGCCAAAGGGATATGCGTATGGTGCGGATTTAACGGACGTGAATTGTTAAACGAAAAGAAGGAAACAGAATGACAAAAGAAGAATACTTGCAATGGGAAGAAGAAGCCATTAAGAGAGGATATAAGAAGTATAACACAACATCATCCAGCAATGACTATTCTTATTTCAAGACTATCGGGAAGAACGATGACGGATTTCAATATATGATTGAATGGAGAGTATGGGATTGGCGCAAGTATATAGACCGAGACGCAAAGGTAAAAGACCGCCCTTTTTCATTGGAAGTAAACATCATACCTGATAGCTGCAAGTATGATATGCGGCTTGATATGCTTATCGGAGAGCCTCTAGTGTTCGGGTTTGATAGAATTGAAGAAATAGCAGAAAGATATTATCAATTTGTAAAAAATGAAATGTTTGAGATATGCGAGTAACGAAAATAATACAATCTCCCGTCATTGACGCAGACGGGAAATGGAATGTGTTCTGCCAAGTGTACATGGGTAATAGTTACGTGTACGGAGCAATCATTTGCGACACTATGGGAGAAGCATTTGCAATCAAGGTAGGACAAATCCTTGATGTTGAGAAAGTTAAATTCAGTAGAAGAATCAGTAAATGATTATGGAAGTAAGTAATGAAATGAAAGAATATTTGCGGAAGCGTTTTTATTACAATAACCATCCAAAGTATCGTAAGTATTTCGATGAGTGGTTAAGTGGAATTTGCGAATCGCAAATCATGTATTTCGAAAAAGAGAAATATAGAATTGAGAATAATGTAGTATTAAAATGACTTTGTTATGAAAGAAGATTTTGTTAGCTATGATATTGTCGTTAAACTGAAAGAGAAAGGTTTTAATGAACAATGTTTGGCTTATTATACCAAAGATTTAGACTTTTACTATAATACTAGCTATGGTTCAGATGTTGAATCTGCTTTTAAATCTTTTAATTCACGACCTAACCATATTTGTGGAAAACGTATTGATGCACCAATTATCTCCCAAGTCTTGAAGTGGTTGAGAGAGAAGAAGAATATTGAAGTCGTTGCAAGTTTTAGTTATGGAAATAAGGTGTGGGGTTATCAAGTTGGCGATATGACTTTGTTGGAAGATAGTATATTGGCTTATGAATACAGTTTCCCGACTTATGAAGAAGCTGCACTTGCAGGTATTCAATATGTAATTGATAATTTGATTTAAGATATGAAAAAGTATTTGTTTTTAGCAGTGATGGCTACAACTATGGTAGCATGTGATAACGGATTGGAAGAAGTAAATAATATCTATGAAGAAGTTTCGGCTGCAAAGGACGAGAAGAAGGTAGACCCGAACTTTCTTATCCACAACGACCATTACCAAAAGGGGAAGGGAGAAACCAAATGAGTAAGTATTATTTCAACGAGAATCCGCAAGTCACTCAATGGATGGAGAAATACGAAAAACTCCAAGAGGAACTAGACTGCACAATCGACCAGCTTGAAACAATGGCTTGTTGTAAGGTTTACACCGAAGAGAGACTGGAATCGGTAAAGGATAAAATTAAGAGATTTAACGCTCTTCCTTGGTACAAGAAAATGTTTTATAAATTTGAGTTATGAGCGTAGAGATAACAAATTGGAAGGTTTACGACCTTAAAGAATCAGTAGTGGCTGCTAGAAACGCCATGCGGCTTACTCCACCCGAATATACGGATGAAGAGTTTGAAGCATCGTTGCCTAGGGCAATCAAGTTGGCTAATACACCGCAAGGTTCGGGACATTCGACATTCTTATGCGGAATCCGTGTAGCATTTGACATCAAGTACCCTGCTTACTTTAGTCCAGAGCTGCAACGATACCACTTTAACGACATCGTTTGCTCGTCAAGCAAGATGCACAGATTAGTGAATATGAATATGGATTTGTGTTTCAACGAGTACGTCACAGAGGATAGCAAGAGCATGATGAAGAACCTTATTCAAATCTACAATCGAGATAAGTCCTATGAGAACTTCATGCGAGTATTATCTAATTGTCCGCTAGGTATCGAGTTGTTCATGCGATGTACCACCAACTACCTTGCACTTCGAACAATCTATCATCAGAGGAAACATCACCGACTTGTAGATGATTGGCAGAAAGGGTTTATAGGAGGATTAATCAAACAATTACCGTACCATAAAGAATTTATTACAGGAGAACATGGAGAACAATCACAAGGACGATAAAGAGAAATTGATGTGGCATCTGCTGCCACTATCGCTGATCAAACCGGTAGTCGAAGTATTCAACTTCGGCTATCGCAAATATCAGAAAGAAGGATCATGGGCTACACTTGAAGGTGGATATAAAAGGTACTATTCAGCCTTTTTCAGACACCTTGAAGCCCATGAAAGCGGAGAGTTTACCGATAAGGAAAGCAACCTACCTCATGTAGCGCATTGCGCTTGGAACGCACTAGCTATGATGTATTTCGCAATAAAAGAAAGAAACTCATGAAAAACAGTTATACGATAGTAGCAGTCAATATAGATGGAGATATAGTACGTGAATACAAGAATATGCGTGAAGCGGCAGATGATACAGAAATGCCGGCTAATACACTATACTACCGGAGCCGTAGATGTATGCCATCACCGGACGGATTGCTATATATAAGGAAAGACAAGATAGAAGAACTTCTAAGTAAACATGATATGTATGAGTTCTTCGAAGGTGTAAGATTGGATTATATAGAGCATACGAATAAGAACATGCGTAGAAGCAAGGTACACCATTTTGTCCCTTACGAAACACAGCATAATGTAATCTGTATAACGCCTTGTCCATTTATCTCTGAATACGATGGAGAGGAAAGGCCTAAGATCGGAAGCTCCAAGTGCGTAAAGTGCCGGTTCTTCGCAAACAAAGACTCCAAAAAGAAAATTGTAGAATGTTCATTCAATCGTTCAGGACTTAAAGGTATCATCTATAACAAACCACAATCATGTATATAATCGTAAACCAAAATTCCGAAGCTCCGGTTGCAATCAGCCGGAAACTTCACAAAGCCCTCGGATTGGCATCAAACAAAGATATCCTTGGAGCAATCAGTATCTCACAAATAAAAGGTTTGGACAAATTCTGCCTGGTCAGAAGATCAGCCCAAGAAACGCACCAACAGCAGTGCAGCTTAGTTACCTCCCATCCAAAGAGAGACAGACGTACACCTTCAGTATTTCATTGGACCGTTCCATCCCTTGAATACATAAAGAATGTTACTGGACTAAAAATAGTAGGATCTAAAGTAATAAAGGTAAAACCTATGAAGATGCCTAATGGAATGACAATATTCATAATGAATACATAAAAGAAAGGGCGCATCACTGCGCCCTACACTTTCATTATTAACCTTAAAAACTACAAACTATAAGTCACATCTAAAGACAATACAATCCCCATTACAATGTTTGTCCCAATTTTGGGAAAGCACCACTGTGTCTTCAGTCGGATATTTCAAGCCGGCATCACATGAACATATTGAGATCTCACCATCGCTTCCCTTTTCGGTAAATGACTTTTCCGGAGATTTTCTGTACAACAGCTTTACACGAATATCCTCCGAATATCCCTCAGATTCTTCTTGATACTTAGCGGCAGATTCCGGATTGACAACTTCCAACCAACCATGAAGGACATTGCAAGCTATCATCATTTTAACTGCCGTTTCTATACTTCCATCCAATAAAGAATTATATCTGTCCGGCATGACCGCCTCAATACTTAACTTTTCATCGTTGTCGTAAGATAAAAGGTTGTACGTAACAGTCTCTTGAGATAGATACCTCTTCAATAATTGAACAACAGCAGTATACCCCTCGATCCAATAACTATCCAGAATCTCTCCCCTACTCTTATCAGCCCATATATTATCATATCGTTCCGGAATAGAATAGCCCTCAATAGACGATCGCTTTTCTACTTCGTTAAAGACTTCTTGTTTTGATATATTAATTGTCATAATTCCCCTTTTTCGCAAAAATACCCTTATAGAGACATTCTATATTTATATATTTTGCATACTAGCAGAAAATCGAACACACAAAAGGAAATATCCGACATCATATATTAACGAATATCCCTTACCTTTGCAGAGTCTATTCACCCCTATTGGGGTATAATCTTTTTCATCCTCCCCGTCTGTGAAGATAGGGAGGTTTTTCTTTTATCCTAGAATAGTGTAGGCTATATCACTGATAATAAATAGAAGTATCGAGAACACACCTCCAAGCATACTACAAATTACATCCTTGTAGTCACCCGTCTTATCCAATACACACTCCTTGACTACCGAAAAGAGGATAACCGCTACAAAACTTAATAGCATAGGTGGTATGCCATAAGCCTTACATTCAGCCACGCTCCAAGCAGCTACAAAGAAGTGGAGCAGTTTATCTACTCCAACCTTCTCCATCCAAGCATTAAATCTCTTCATCATACCGCTTCAACGTAAAGTCCAATCAAGTCCTTCAAGGCATGATAAACAGGATTACCCGAATCTCTATTGCACAAGTACACTACATCATCTTGTGTGTAATACTTACCATTTTCAAGAACCATATTACCTTCATAAGGAATAGGATTTTCAAGAGTACCATTCAATTCACCTTCTTCATTGGTTTCAAGTACGACTTCCTTGTAAAGGGCAGCCGTATTGATGCTTGGTTGATAATGAGTAAGCACAGTGTGGTCTTGAAGAACCTCATAAAGTTTATCTTCATATTGGAAACGAGTACCAGCAGTAATCACCTTGTCTACGAACTCATCCCACATCGGGAACATTTCCTTAACTTCCAATGCCTCCTTGTCAGTCAAACCGAGAGTGTTAATCTCTTCATAGTTCTTCTGTACCAATTCATTGGCTCTCTTCAATCGTTTCACATGGTCAATGATTGGGCGTTCTTCCAACCCTTCTGGCATATCCACTTCTTCGTAATCATCAGGAGTTTCCAACTTAGGTTTACTAAGTGCAATACCTGCTTCATAGTAGTTATAACCAAGAGTCACTTCAGTACCATAGAAATGACCGTCACCCTTTCGCTTTAAGATCTTGCCTTCGTCAGCGATAATCTTAGTAATTGTAATCTGTTCGATTTTCATAATTTCAGTATTTGTAGGGGTTGGCAGTTACCTGCCTTCCCCTTTGATTAAACTTATTCTTCAACGTACTCACTTAGAGGTTTGATTTGACTTGCGTAGGTACTCCAATTAGCATCCGACTTATAACTATCAACTAATACATCTGGAACATAAATATAACCAGTGCCTTTGGCTTGCATAGAGTTATTTAAACCTGCGGATAAAAATGGTGCAACATTATTGTTTCGCAATACTAAGTTTTTTATTTTCGAATTTGTCATTACATACGCTTGATAAAGGTTAGCTTCTCCTTCAATAATAAAACTCTCACACTGAAGATTATCTGCAACACCACCACCTTGTTGTATAAAGCTATGAAACGATAACTTTTTAACAACGGCACCAGCTAATGCAGCACCTTTAGCTATTATATCGTTAAAGTTTAAAACTGCATTTTCGTTATTAAATCCACTAAGTGCTTGTTCTTCAATTATAGAAACATCCGATGGTATATCATACGATTCTTTGTACTTTGATGCTGATAACAATGTTTTTTTATCATTTGTGTAAACAATATCGTTTTCAATGAAGAATAGACTATTATTACTTTCTATACTTTTATAGTCACTTCTAGTTGCAAACCCTATATTGACACATGGACTATCCCATATTATTTTCCCACAAGGTGAAAGTTTTGAATAATTATCAGCCACAATAGAAGTGACAGACTCAGGTATATAAAGAGTTCCAATATAGCCTTCAAAGATACTAAACCTAGATATTGTTAGTAGAGAATTTGGCAATGTCAATTTCTCAACATTTATTTTTTGGAAAGCATATTGTTCAAGTGTAGTTACACCAGTAAAATACTTAAACTCATCAAACGATGTAATCTCAGTATTACCTTTAAACAAAGTCCCAATATCAGTCACCGCAGCAGCTTCTTCGATAGATATAACACCATCCTTATCAGTATCAAAATTAGCTACACAGATGTCACGAACAGCAGGGTCTACGAAATCAATGTAACCGAGATAGTAGAAGATAGATTGGATACGACTAGCATGAGCGTTCCATCCGCTAGCATTTTTATATGCTTCAACAGATTGGTCTGGAACATAAATTTGAAAATCACCAGCAGGAAAAGAGTGCCAACCTGCAATACCTGGAGGAGTTATTGCTTTACACACAAATGCTCCATTTAAAGTTCTACGTACATTACCATTACCGCCAAATGCATAATGATTTAACCAAGTAGTTGTTTCGGGAAGTATTACATATTCCATTACATCACAACCTTGTTCTCCACTAAACCCTCCAATGGTAGTAATTTTACCTAAATCTTTAATACGTTTAATATTAGGTATTCCATGAAATGCTCCAACTTCTAATGTTGTTAGATTAGGTAAATTTACTTCATCATTTTCTATACTTTTACAATTTATAAATGCTGCAGTACCAATAATTTCAATATTTTGTAAATTTTTTAAATCTAGTTTTTTACATCCATTAAAAGCATTAGAATAAACATTTTTAATATTTGTAAAATCAAATGATTCTAAATTTTTACAATTATTAAAAGCATTATCCTCAACATTTTCTATTTCAGAATGAATTATAACACTTTCTAAATTAACGCAGCTTAATGCAAACATTCTTGGAAGTTTTCTATAATTGGGAAGATTTATATATTTAAGATTAATACAATCTCTAAACACACCTTGAATTTGACCTGCATAATGCTCAAAAAAATCACAAAGAGGGGCGTTAATTCCGATTATACCACTATTTTGAAATACATTATTAAATCCCATCTTTTTTAAATTTGGGAAATTAAGTTCTTTTGCTAGATTAGTACAACCTAAAAAACAAGAAGAACTTATTAGTTGAATTTTATCAGTGTTCCCAATATCTTCAAGAGATGAACAATTTGCAAATACAGTTTGATTATGTCCACTAGTATCACCTAAATTTATTACATTTTTTAAATTAATAGACTTTAAATTAGTTGCGCCATCAAAAGCATTTTTTGAAATTGTGGTAACATTTGTAAATTTTTCTAATTCATCAAAAGTCTCAATAACAGTATTGCCTTTAAACTTAGTACCAATATCAGTAATTTTTTCAATCTGTTCAATAGTAGTACCTACGCCATCGCCCCAATTTTGAGCAACGATACGACTGACTTCGGGGTCAGCGAACTTGAAGTAGTTGATGATTTGGTCTGCTGTCAATACCAAGGCAGGAAACTTACCTTTTAAAAAGTCAATGTTCTCTTGTGATGTCGAACCAGCGATATGCAAGTGTCCTTCAATGATTGGGTAGCCTGTATTGTCGGCGTTACCCTCTGCGTCAATACCATGGTACTCGCCATTGGTAAGCTGCATGATGAAGTTGAAGTCATTGCTATCACCTACCTTGTCGAAACCGATTACACGAATATTATTAAGCGGAGAGCCACCAGCCAGTGCTGTTCTAAGTAAATCGTAACCTTCGATAGAAGTGTTGTCTTCTACCCAAAGATAAGACAAGTCATTGAGTGATTCATAGGTCAATCCTTCATTGGTCAATAGAGGTAATTTACGCAATGAAAGACGAATCAATGAGCTAGGCAAGTCATACTCTTGAATCTTAGAACCGTCAGGCAAGGTAATGGCTGTCACGTTAGTACCTCCAAAGTATGCTCTACGAAGTCTAGGACACTTCGACAAGTCCACGTTGTCGCTCAAAGCTGATACGTTTCTAGCTTCCACCTCCACAACGGAAGGACAATAACCTACATCGAGCTTGCCGATATTGGTAGTTACCTCTGATGCGTCCTCATCACCAACCTTGATACGTTGCGCTCTCTTTGAAGAAACTGAAAATGTCTTGTCGGTAGAACCGATTTGAACCTTGGAGAAATCACCGATATCACTCAACCAGTCCGCACCTTGGATATATACCATTGTGTCGGCAGATGTATCGGTAGGCATGGAGATATTCACAGATTCGCCTGCAAGGATTCTTCCGTCTGCATGGATTTTCTTTGAGTTCTTACCTTGGATAACGGCAGGACGCATATCAATAGCTGGAGTGAGTGAGAAAGTAAAGTCACCGCCTTGACGGAACGATACCTGACCTTCCGAGCTGTCCACATAGTCCACGAAAGCACCGAACTCGTTCATCGAAGCGAGGAACAGCATTCTAAGTGTTACCCATGACACTTCGGCTTCATAGTGAGAACCCAATGATTGTTGCAACGGATGAACTGCGTTCACGTTCTTGTCGGTCTGATAGATTGCCCATGTATCTTCGTAAGTCCACTTGGCATCTTGGTTGTATGCACCACCTGTAAAGTAGTCCTGTGCGTAATCCCAAAAGTATCGTCTAAGACAACCGATAAGTTTCTGAATCTGTGATGTACCATAACCATTAGGACAAAGTTCAACCATCTTAGCCATAATACGCTTCATCATTGCCTTATATTCATCCTTGTAGTATTCACGGATACATCTCCAATGATATGAGGTGTTACCCTTATAAATCATGTCGCCATTCAATGTATCGGTATTCATAATGGAATACTTCTTGTCTGCACTACCTTGATTGTTCACATCGAAGATGGTATCCAAGTCGTCCTGTCTCCAACGCCAACGTGAACCGCTTGCAAGAGTACCGAACTTATAAGGATAGGAGTTCTTCTTTTCGTTATCGGTTGCTCCAATCAAATCCAAGAAACAAGCATGGAACAAGCTATCGTCAAGCAACCAATAGTTACCCACTTCTGCCTTGTGGCGAGCCATGCGATACTGACGGATATACTTGTTCTTGTCAAGTACACTAGCCTTTGACGCAAGTTCACTTGTAGAGAATCCATAATCAGCCAATCCTTGATAAATCTTTCTACCATCCTTGACGTAGGTCTGTGAGTTGATGTTGAAGTAGTAAAGGTCATACTCTCCATCAATGTAGATATGGCAATCGGCATAAGTAAATCCATTATCTGCTATTTGGCTACGGAAGTTCTTGATGTCTGCGTTTACATCTGCAATCTTAGTTCCAGAAGGCAAGCCTACAATCATAGGAGTACATTCGTAGTCCAACTTATATGCAGGAGCAAATTCTACATCGAGATAGGCTTTCATATCCTCTACCGATTCCTTATCGCCACAAGCACCGATTTCCCATGCACCTTCGTTCATTGTACCATCAGCACCCTTAGAACCGATGAAAGCATCGCCTTCCTCATTCAATCCAACAACCATCTGTTCCCAAGGATATTCCATACCTACACCTCTTGGGGAGTGGTCTGTACCTTCCATGTGAATGAGCGTGTTTTCGTAGTCCTCATTATCGTAACCGAAGGTTGATTTGTCGCCCTTGTCTGGGCCGATTGTGTAAAGACCGATAAACTGATAATAGTAAGTACCTGGCTTATCTTCGTTCTCAATCTTTTGGAATCCGTAAACAGGATATTGATATACCGCTACACGACCATTTGCTTCGTTTGCTCCAACGATAGCAAGGTTCAAGTCATTGTACAAAGCAGTAGCACCACGCTTGTGTGAGTGCATACTTGATGCCACATTCTTCTTCGCTGTAATTCTGAACTTATCATAAGCAGATGAAGTCTTGGAACGGAGATTCCAACGATAGTAAGTCATCGCTGTTGTACCTTGACCTTCCAAAGGAATATTCAACCAATCACCTTGAATGGTACATGTAGGGTCTTGGATAATGTTGATGTACAGATTTGTTTCACTGATAGCATCGTTGGACGGATTGTTCTTTCTGTTAGGAATCTGTGCGCCCTTAGGAAGCTCAACCACGAAAGTATTGTACACACCATATACCTTGTCGTAGTCGATTTCATTGGCATCGTTCAATACTGAATCTTCCTTTCTTCTTACCAATGCTTTCTTCTCTGATGAGGTGATGCTTGCGATATAGTTCTGCATTACTTGCTGCCAAGCAAAAGCGAAACCATAGACACGCATCTTATAGAGGTAGAGGTCTGCTGTCTGTGAACCCAACTTCAATATACCATCGTGAGAGAATGTATCACCCTTTGACCACTCGAAAGAACACTTCTTCACACCATTGACATAAATCATAGCCACGTTACCGATACCCGAATAGTTGGAAATGATAGTCACTACCAAGTGAACCATTTCTTCATCCTTAGTATTGTAACCTTGCTTCAAGTCTTCTGTAAAGAGCGACTGAGAATGCAACGTGATATTTGTTGGCTTGATTCTCATACCAATCCAAGACGATGCCGTATCCTTCAAGAGTGTAATGATGTCTTCGTTGAAGTCAGACACATTCGATACCTTGTAAAGCATTTCAATGGTAACTGTCGATACGTTCTTCATTGGAGTAATGTCTACCGATGCACTACTCATGGCAGGAATAAGCAAGCATTTGTTTCCTTCGTTGTCAGTAGTCCAACCATCCATACCGTTTACCCAAGCCATGTCTACCCAAGAAGCATTTACTTTTTCTTGTGTAGCTTCGTTAATAAAGAACTCTCTGCTATCGTCTCCATTCGCTCTTGTTGCCGCATCCATGTAAAATGAATACCCTGCTACTGGAGCAAGCGATGCTTCGTTCTTTAATGTAATAATAGCCGCCGCTTCATTACCGAATGTAGCGAATACACCAATCTGTGCCGTATTCTCAGCGATATTGAGCATGAAGCTATACACATAATCGTGGATAGTAGATGTGCTTACACTAAGTGCAGATTCAGCTATGATGTCAGAATCCTTATGGATAGTGATTGAAGGGGTTGCAGTAGATGCACCTCCATTGTAAACAGCGTATGAGAACAACTTGCTTTCAGAGTAGTTCAACACCTCAGTAGCTACATCATTGATACAGATAAGCTGCGCTGTGTTCACTTCGTCAGCCTTGATGCACATGATTCGATAAGTGAGCGTTTCAGAAGTCAATCCGCTTTCGGTTGCTTCCAACCACAACTCAACCTTATACACCCCTGTTGCATTAGGATGAACCAAACCATCGAAGGTATATGCTACATCGTCATATTGTGCCGTACCGATGTTTACTTCATAGGATTTTTCATACTCATTACCCGACATCTTGATATGGAGCTTCTTGTCAAGTGTACCCAATACCTTCATGCCACCAAGAGCGTATGACTGACCTTCCACGAAAGGAGTGTTCCACTTGAAGTCCATTGGCAAGAGAGCCATTGATGTAACACCGACTGTTACTGCGGCAACACCCTTGGAAGCCGATACAAGACCTTCTGCCGTGATTACTACGGTATTGTCACCATTACCTACATAAGGCTTCACATCGAAAGTAAATGTCTCTCCTTGCTTAACTACGTTACCGCTAGAAACAACTACCGCTTCTGCACCCGACTTGATTACAGAAACACTAAAGAGTGCCGCTTCCTTGAACTCGATATACCCTTCTTCATCGGTGTACTTTACTTGCGAGGTAAACCCTGCTGTAATCTCCATCTTCTGTGATGAAGTTGTAAAGCTATACAAATCCTTCGGAGTGTTCACAGTCATCATGTACACTGTCTCTGACGATGCACCGCCCAATGCAAACTTACCCAATACACCGCTTTCGTCACCGCTTGTAAGGTAAGCGGACTTGGATGCTTCGTCCTTAAACACAATGAAAAGACCAGTTTCATTCTCTACATAGAAAGCACCAGCCTTCGTATTGACCAATGCTTCCAATGGCGATACCTTGTCTAACAAGGCTTCGACGTCCGAACCTTTATATTTACTGTTGTATCCCATTTATTTTAATACGTTAAATGTTCCGTCTGTACAAGTAAAAGCACCGACATCCGTTGTGTCGAATGTCTCACGCAAACCTATTTGGTTTACCTTGATGGATCGTGTCACACCTTCCTTGGTTGTAACGCTCACGACATTCGTTCTGTCGATGCCTTCGTTTGCAATAGAAGCGAAAGGAACTTCCGCATCACCAGTACCTTTTTCAGTCGTAGTGATGTAGCCATCCCCTTCATTCCATTTTATTCTAATCTCACTCATGATATAGTCCAATCGGTGTTAGATGTGATATTCACCGTAACGGCAGACCCGTCTTGCGGAATGGTAATCTCCTGCAAGGATACTTCCAAGCGTGGAGAACCTGCTGTCTGCTTTAATTGGATTTGCGCCACTTGGTTTCCGTTAGCCTTGACTTGGAGTGTACGATACACATCCACCACAGCATCGTTTAGTGGGAAATCCAAGGCGATTGAGAAAGCAAATGCACCCGTAGCCCCAGGGTCGCCATTGATAGCCGATGCGTTGGTCGTTTCAGCACCTCCAGCTAGATACTTGGTAGGGATTGATACGGTAGGATAGTTCACGCCACCTGTCGATGTACCGCCTTCCGAGTCGATTTCGGGTTCTGTGCTTCCTTGTGGAATAACCCAGTCGAATGTCAGTTTCGATGAGTTGGATACACCAGTGATTGTTACCACACCACCTTCTACCGCAACAGCCATTTCCGTACCGTTGTCATAGTTCACGAACTCGGCAAGTGCCGCTTGATTGACCTTGTAGGTCTTTGTTTCGGACATCCCCTTGCCTGAGACAGTGACAATGCCGCTTCTCATAATTCGTCCCGTATAAGCAACGGAACTATTGTTTACCACTTGATTGCCCGACCCTTGCATCGGCACAATCGTTAGCCAACTTGGTTTCGCCATTTCTTTATTCTATAAACCATTCAACATTACTAATTATATTAATATCTGCAGACCATCCGTTTTCAGGTGTGAGCCATATAACGTCAGGCTGTACTTCAAGTATCTTGATGCTTTCGTTGACCGTACATACAAGACCGCAAGTAATCTTCAAGCCTTCGCCTATTCTAGTGGCATAGGGTACGATACCATTGCCAACCCTTTCGGCTATTGCGTTTATCCCACCACCGATACGTGATGCAGTGACTAGCAGACACCCCTTCGATTGATTGTTACATCCGTGCATACTGTGTCAACCTCCTTCCTTAGATGGTCGGGGAAGTCCCCATCGGGGACTTCGACCTCAATCGTCATCTTAATCGTACCATAGCCTGTCTTAGCAGTGTCCACAAGTGCAATATAGTTGTCATCATCCACTTGAATCATGTCCTTTTTCTTCAATGTCACGGACTTGTTCGCATAGACATAGAACTCGCACTTGAACTCACACTCGGAAAGATGCACCTTCCCGTCAATAGGCTCAACGTGTACGTTAATCTTTACTTCTGTTCCGTCATTCATCCCAATTTATCTTTTATTGAATCAGCGATGACACCGACAAATCCATCGGCTACATGCTTGATGATTTCCACCTCTTTATCTGACAACTCAACTTCGCCATGTTCATAGATTCTCAAAGCCAAGCTGTGTGCGATTACGCCACCTACATTCATGTAGATTGTATTGGCGATTACCTCGCTAAAATCCACTTCCTCCGTCTTGTCCTTTCTGATGGACGTATAGACGGGGAAATTCTTAAAATCCACTTTCATATTATTCAAACCAAAATTCGTTACTATTTGCGTCAATATTCATTCCGACCATCTTCATTTGAGGTAGCGATATGATTCCAAGAATCTCAATTCCTGTCTCCATCTTGATAGATTCCACCACACCGCTAATGTCGGCAAGTAGAAATTGGGGTATTACTCGGTCTTCGATGTGGACGAATGTGTCGCAATGACGGACATTATCCATTTCTCCGCCAACACCGACCAGCTTTCCGCTATACCGCTTACCTCGAAGTAATCCGTATTCCTTTACCTTGTCTTCGTCAATCAAACCGATGCAAGCACCTGTATCAATAAGGAATTGCGCTGTCTTATTGTTTACTAAACCTTCGACAATAAGCCTCTTTTCTGATATACTTTTAATCCTTTTCATTAGTCTATCGGTGTGTCTTGTTCTTCTTCGATTTCAAATGTATGATGGTATAATGTATCACCTTCATATCCTGATGCCATCAAGTAATATCTCTCATATTCGCCTGTATCTCCGATTCTAATTGAAGAAAAATCCCCAATTTCAGTCGTAATTTCCGACATTGGAGGAATAGTTAATGTATTTGTGCTATTCCCCTTGTAATACACATAGGCAGGGTCTCCGACATTATTATCCACATTGCCCATAGTACCGAACAACGAAACGCTGATTCTGTCTAGTGTTCTATTGTCATTGGTATTATTCTTGACTGTAATATGAATATTCCTAACAGATGTCTTGTCGTAGTTCCACACACCGAAAACAGTAAATACAACCTTGTCATTCGATGAAATGATTGTAACCTTCTTAGCAGGAACATTGGCACTTACATATATTCCTTGGGATTCTTCTCCTTCAATGCTATCTTGCGGTACACTACAGAAAAAAGGTATTACGTTCCATTCCTTAGTAGTCATTGGTATGGTCACATTAAAATTATATCCTAACCCCAAAGGTTGGCTATTGGTCTTGAATATCCATTTACCCGACTTGTCCCACGCATATATACCAAGGTAAAAATCCGTAAGAGGTTTTCCGTCAATGAATATATCTCCATACATAATGTTGTCTTCCAAATTATCCAACACATCCACTGCAAATGTCACATCACCATAGACGTTATTTGAACCGTTTTCAGATATTCCGTTTGTTATGAAATCTCCCAATGGGCAGACAGCATTAGGGTTGTATCCTCTATAATCTCCCATTCGCATAGGCTCTGTAGTTCCTCCTCTAGGCGGTGTATAACTCCATAGAGCAGAACCATCTTCCAATGCACTTCTGAATGAAGCCATTGTTTCGGCTCTAGGAATGGTAAAGCCACATTGTCCGTTTGCTCCTCTCCATCTTTCTTCATCATCCTCAGCCATTATTATTTTGGGAGAAACAACAGGTTTGAACTTGCTCCATTCATTGATAGCGGAAGTTTTTCTATACTTAGACCCATGCACATTGTCAGTCCTACCGCCACCTCGGTTAAGAGTGTTACGGACTAAATATCCATGAAGGTTTATATTCGGTATTTTACTCATAACTAATCATCTGTTAAATGTCCGGCATATCTGTATTTTCTTCAATTTCAGAAGCGAATTGCAACTTATCATCCCAATACACAAGGAAGTAACAGAAATTTCCGTTGCTATTCAATGTTCCATCATAAGGGTCGCTTGTTGCTCCTCGGTCTACGGTTACGCTTGATGCCAAAAGTTTTGGGCTGACAATATTGGTTCCTGTTCCGTCTTTCTTGGTATTCAGCGCAACCCTTAAATTGGAAGCAGTACCACCATTATATTCACTTGACGGATATGCGGTAAGCCTTATATTGTATGATACTTTTGATAATACCCCATCTGTGTACATCAACTCAAGTATTTCTACCTTGAACTTAGGCAGATTAACCGCCTTTCCAGCTTGAGTAATGGTAAGCGACTTGCTAGCGTTCCCGTTATATCTAGTCTGTGTAGCGGTTATGTCAACGTCTCTTGTGCTTGAATTTGGATTTGCACCAACAGAAACGACAGCATAGTACGTTGAACCACTTGATGTAACGGAGGTTATGCTAGCCCAAGACGAACCGCTTGTAATTGTCGGTGCATAAGGCTTTCCATTTCTACTTGACACAAACGAGACATTGACATTCGTTGCGTCTCCATTGCATTCTTGGTTAGAGCCTGCTGTAAGAGTATATGATACTTCTTCTTGATATGCGCTTGCGTAATCATATTCCGATGAATCGTTTGATGCAGTAACGGTTATTCTAGGATAACGTGACCCGCTTATATTCTCACTTACATTTGCCGTAATAGTTTTTTCCCCACTAAACGAAGATGTGCTGACACTACTAACGCCATTGCTGTAAGTAACCCTAGCTGATGCGTCTGAATATTCTCCATAAGTCGTACTTCCCGAAGAATATGTATATTTCGTACGTTGTTTACATGTTGCTGTAACACTGAATGAGCCACCATTTGCGCTAATTGTATACGGGCTAGCAGAGCCTACAGAAACAGAATACTGAGTAGATGTCGTATAGCTATTATATCCCAACTTCACATAAGTAGTCGTACTTCTGTCATACTTTTCTCCGTCTACATAGAACGAGTAATCGGTAATGGTGAACACAATCGGCTGCGATGTATTAGTACCAGCGTTAGGAACATATACGCTAGTTCCTGTAATATACGAACCATAGCTTCCATTGGCATATCCCGAAATGGATGAAGGTGTAGTTGTTCCGCTATCATATCTAACTCCATTCTTGTATCTAACCCAAGATACAGACGTACTTACATTTCCACCCTTTGCAGAAGCAGAAGCAACAGACAAGGTCGCTTCTATCGTCCATGTGATAGCGGCTGCAGCTTGCGTGCAAATTACTGTGAGTTCCTTACCTGTATTTATTTGGCGAATTTTCACTTCATGGGTTATTGCGGACGTAGAAGAGTTTGCAGGAATGATACTTGGTTCTAACGTATAATCCATGTCATGCTTGATGTTCTTGAAATCAGTTCCATAGCTTGATACATCAATCAAATCCTTCACGTTACCACCGCTTGCCGTTGCGGTAAAGTCAAATGCTTCCAATGTGGTAATCCAATGGTCGTACACAACAACACCTCCAAGCACAGCATGTCTAGCCTGTTTGTTGTTGTACATAAGGCTCTTGGCTATGCTAGTACGATGTCCGTCTATCGAACCGTACAATTCATTAATAGCTATGTATTCACCTTCCACTTTCATTGCACTACGACATATAAAGTATTTTCCTTGTACTCACTAGGTAGTGATTCGACAATCTCCACGTTAGTCCCACCACCAGTCTTAACAAACAACTGACCATATTCGTTGATGTCCAATGTCTGATTGTCAAGAACCAAAGCATTCATCACAGTTGATGGAGTGTACTTAGGATTGTCGGCAAAAGAGGTAATACCACCCGTTACAAGCAAATCACCATCCAAATACCAAAAGCCCCTTTCATCCCATACAATCTCATTCCCTTTAACTAGGAGTCCTCCTGTAAAATCCTTCTTGCCTGATATGGTCTGCGATGTGTCCAACGTCACATAGTGTTCATCAATCCACTTCTTGTTGTAGAAATTATCATCCAAATACTTCTTTTCGACAAACTCCAATCCTTTAGTGAACACTAACCCCGTTTTGTCGGCACTTAGTTCTACATTGGTTATTGCATTTCCTTTCCCTTCAACTACAACGTCCTTGATTGTTCCTGAGCTATTACCACCACTTTTGGACTTTAAGACCTTTACGACCTTAGTTACAGCATTCCCTTCTTCATCAGTCGTTTCTTCGGTTGTCTCCTCCCAATATAAGGTCTGATTGTCGATCCTCAAACCGTCATATATATCCGGTAATTCCAAATTTCCTACATCAACATAAGATGTCAAACCGTATTGTACTGCAACCGGAAGTTTACCGAATATGTATTCTTCCCCTTGGTCGGTTTTTCTAATCTCCCAACACTTATCCCATATAGACTTCAAAAGATAAGCATCTCCAAGCGAACCATTTCCGGCTCCACCACGAATTATCTGTTGTTCAGAGGTTTGTTCTGATTCAACCTTTCTTTTACCGGTATTGATAACGGTCAATATCTTGGACTTATCTTTCATATCATCTCAGTTTATGGGTTCTTCTTTCCTCTACTGTCATTACAGCACCAGAAAACGATTCCTTTGGTAACAGGCTTGTATATATAGCAACACGGTAGTATTTATAAGGTTTTCCAAATCTTGAAGAAACTTTATAGTAAGTGCTGTTATCGTTTGATCCGTATAGAAGATATTTAACATACGAATCCTTGCCGTGAGTTGCAATGCTCATCAGCTGCCTTACAGCTTTCATATTCATGGCTGCTCCCATTTTCAATGGGCGTGTCAGAGCGAAGCCGAATCTTTGTTCCTTCGACAAGCTAACGTCCTCTTTAGCATACAGAGAGTAAAGTTTTCCGGTTTCATCCTGAATGATAGTATCCGGATAATCAATAACGGATGTTACAATTTTGGACCCTCCGTTTAAAACAATCTTGGAAACGGTATCGCTTTCAAAACTATACAGATAAGAGTAGGTTTTGTCCGGATTATATATAAGCACTCTATTTGAAGCATAATCAAATGCCATACGTGAGCCATACACGTAAGAAAGGAATCCTTCATCGCTCTTTGATTTTTCTACAATGGTGGATATTCCACTAATTGTAGTTTTTATGCTATCTAACGATGTGGAATCAATGAAACCTCCTTCCATGAAAGAAGCAATCTTCGTTGTTTCTGCTCCGGATGTAAGCATGATACCCTTCTTGGTGATCACAAGGATTGAATTTTCCATTGGAGTTATCTTGTCATTCCCTAAAACTATATCTTCCTGGACCGGAGATATACTTGTATAATATCCTTGTTCATCAACACGCATTGCGTAATTACCATCTGAGCAGAATACAATCAAAGGAAATTCACCAAACTGACCTTGGGAAATTGGTCTTGTAAGCGCACCCATTCCTATGATACGGTCAGACCCAACAGTATAAATACCTTCCAATGGAAAATGGAACAGGTTGTTTACGTTTGACACATATAGTTTGTTTGCTTGTATCTCTTCGTTTGATGTAACACTGACAGAACCGCCACCGTATGAAAACGAAAGACTTTGGAATCCACCGAAATAAAATGCGCCATTCAGAAGCGGATGTTCAGTAAGGCCTACTTCTGCATGCATATTATTGGTAGTATCCACGATAATCATCTTGTATGCGTCTGAATCCGGATAGAACAGATATGGGCTATATAACGCACCGTATTCACTAAGTTCACTTTCTACGACAATATCACCGCCTCCATTAGATGATTTAATATATGTATATGTCTTATATCGTCCATAAGTCAGATTATAATCAAAGCCATCAGAAGTTGCATGTTTCACCATCTGAACCATACAATGAACCGGGAATCCTCCGAACAGTTTTCTTTTTACATTTGATATGTTAAGTCTTCCATTATATACAAATGACGATTCAGGAACAAATACATCATGTGTCATATAATCATCGCTTAACGATTCATTTACTTCAAGTGCAGACAGATTACCATTCAAGATTTCCGAGACACCTCCTGACAATTCAGAGACATTCAAAGAGGCGTATTTATAAAAAAGAGACGTGCTGCCTATTTCGCTATTTACTTCTTCTATGTCACGGCTTGGTATGTACCATCTATTAAGATTTTCGTTTTCACCGGCTTCCATGTCGATATTGGATACCATTAACGAATATGCATCCCAGATTGTGGATGAATTGTTGCCGAACTTTCCTACAAACTTACTTGATGACAATGCCGCATTGCCAAATTTAGTACCGTTCTGGTCGTAAGTCGTAATCTGCTTTGACACGAATATATCTACAGAAGAGATTACATCGCTCCAATACGACAGAGATCCGGATATATCTGATATTGTAGCTTCAAGCCTTGCTACAAACCCACCAACTTGAGCTTTAACATCTTTATCCCCATAATTTACCATATCCATATATGAAGAAACAAATGGAGAAATATTCGTACTTGGGAGCATAAGCACAGGTGACGAGTGCATTGTATATGATCCATCAAACATACGTATAGCATATCTCACAAAGAACGGATACATGAACCTACCGGTTGCCGTAGCCTTTTCCTCGATGAACTTGTTTACTTCGGGAACTATCGAGGAGCAAACTGCCTCTTGGAATTCATCGCTTGTAAATTCCGCATCCGGTGTATGGAATTCAAACACCTCGGATGTTTCAAATGAACCTATCAAGTCAAACGACAAACCTATCTCAGGTATTTTAGAACCGAGGTATTTATATTCCCCGTCAGTATATAATATATAATGTGGACTATCTGCTGTATATACAACAATAGAATTCCCTATGAATTGAATAGACTTTATTTCACCGATTTCTCTAGTGAACATAACCTCATTGGTTCCTCCATTCAGAATTTTAACTACGTTACCTTTGGATACAACGTAGTTCTTGTCATTGAGCTTAGTATTATGGACAAGAATAAGCCTTTCGTCTACTCCAAGTTCAAGCTCTAATAAGGATGGCATTTCGGTTGGAGAAAGTTCACCGTTCTTCACTTCAAGGTTTACGCAGTCTTCCAAGTCCCCATCATTACACAGAATATCTGACGGAGAATGAGTAATTCCCTTACCGTATGATATGATTACCTTTTCCTTCATATTATTCCAATCCTAAGAGGTTACGGCCTAATGCAAAGAACTTATCAGCCACATCCTCACGGAATGTAACCATTGTAAGTCCGGCCACGAAATAAATAAATGCGTCAGACAACTGGTCCGATATGCCTACATTTTCTGCATCCTTACTTATGGAAGCAACATAAGTGAAACTCTTCAAAGTATCTTCCGATGATGATGCCTTGTAAAGTTCAAGCATACGCGACGACCCGTTGTTGGTAAGAGCAACCACCGGTCTGCTAGGAGAGCCGCATACCCATTTATTTGACTGCATGCGGTACTCCGGACTGTCTTCTGGAACAGCAGATGACTTGGCAGAATTCCATGAGGATAGCCTTATACCCACCAAACGGATGAAGTCTGAAGGCAACTCTACACGTCCGACTAGATTTGAATCTATAGAAAGCGGACTTCCGCTTCCGTCCTTACCTTCTATCATGGAGACATCCGCCAACAGAGAAACCATTCTGTAAGCCTCGGAAATACATGACTTGATGACCTTATCAAGATTAGTGTTATCCTCTTCCGCATCCATCATTTCAGACTCATTCAAACTTATTTCATCAAGTTTAACACGAACCGCACTAACTATTTCATCTATGGTAAATGTCTTCATTAATATTTAGTTTACTAAAAAGGGAGGAGTTTATAATCCGTCCTCCCTTTTCGCTATTTAACACCTAATCAACTATGAAAAAACTATTAAGCCAATTCACCCAACTTAACTACTGCGTGAGCATTCGGATAAGTCAAGTAGCAGCAGGATGCTTCCTTCATTACTACTGCCTGAGTATCACGCTTAGCCAACTTGGCCATATCGTACTCCTGACGATTCCAAGTAATGAAGTGCTTCTTACGCAAGTATTCAGGATCGATCACAAGGATTTCATCGCTCTTTTCGTTCTTATCCATCAATTCGTGATGCATAACGAGCAATTTACCGAAGTTAGAGTCAAATGAAGTGAACTTCAAGCCCCACTTTTCGAACTCCTTAACCACCTTGAAGCGTTCTGACTTCATCTTAGCCAAAGCAGCCAATGCATCTGAACCGGCAAAACCGATCTTCTGACCGTTACCGCTGTCATTGCCTGTAAACAAGTCCTTCAAGAAGTCTACCATTTCATCATCTGTGATTGTAGCAGCACCATCTGAAACAGTACCCAAGCCCATCTTCTTGCCTACCATCCAATAGATACCACCTGTGAAGTAAACGTCTGCACCGCTCTTGCGTGGGTCCTTACTCTTACCCTTAACACCGAACAAGAATGAGTTTTCCATACCAAGACGCATGTCATAGATACCATCTTCTTCAATGTCAGAGAAGTTCCAGTCAACCTTCTTTTCCCACATCTTGTGAGCTGTAGACTGTTCAACTTGCATCATAAACTTCTGACAATACTGAACAGAAGGTGTAGGCAAGTTGTAGAAGTTACCGGTTTCAACGTCAATTTCAGAAGCGGCACGACCCATACGGATAAGGATAGTGTCTTGAGGTAATACCGGAGTCTTAGTGTTACCGCCGGTTGACTTCATACCGTTAACAGCAATCACATTAGGGAAACCATCATCGTTCTTGCCTACAACGTACAATACCAAATCCTTATCATCCTTTGCAGCACCGTCTTCCTTGTAACCCTTCACATTGTGAACACGGATAGTGTCGGTCTCAGAGAACATGTTAGGATCGCTCACCGGCAATGTTACACTTGAACCGGTCATCGCTGCAACCTCAGATGTCAATGTAGCCTTGATAGGACGAGTTGCTACAGAATAATATTGTACCTCCATTGAATTCACACGGCTGATGCTTGATGCCTTACGTGTGATCTGGTCAATCGGAGTACGCATAGGGCGCATACGTGTGATTCTTTCGTCTACGGCCTTCGCATAAAAATCGGGATCAGATTCTTCGGTAATTTCCATACCGGTTGTAACGGTCGCACCGGCACCGGCATCAGTAATTGTCGTACCACCTTCCGGCAATGGAGCCGCTTCACCTCCCATAGCAGTAGTAGTAGCCATTGCGACACCACCACCGAACAAAGCTGATACTGCAACGAGTACCAAGCTAAGCACATTCAAAAACAGATTCTTCTTCATCTTTACTTTAAAAATTTAGGTTATTGTTATTTGTCATTTCAAACTAAACGTGTAAATACAACCCCTCTTGCTTCAGCTTCCTTCAGGATTTCATCCGGAGTCACCATCTTGCCGGTGTTACTGCCGAAATTTTCCACAAGATACTCAACAGCCTCTTGCCATCCGTTAACCGAATCTACTTGCACAACCTTCTTTTTCGGGCTTGCAGTTCTTGTCTTCTTCAGGCTGAAACTATCATTCATGCATTCTGGGGCACGATCATACACTTTACCATACATCGGACTTTTTTCCAATGCTTCCATTACCGCTACTTCTGAAGTCGAGTAGGTACTTCCTCCCGATGACAACGGAATGAAAGACACACGGATGCTGTCTTCCCTACCTTTGACTTTAAGCGAGAACGAAATGGAACTTTCAGATATATATCTCATAACTACAGATTTTAATCCCAGACACTCTTACCCTTTTCTTCAAGGAACGATAGATACTTGTCCTTGTTCTTAGGAGCTTTTACACTACCATTGCTAGGAACATTGCCAGGGATAGACTTGGCTTTTGTCTGCTTCTTCTTCTGGATATCGATGTTGGCATTACGTCCGGCTACCTCACCTTCTTCACGTGCTTCAGCAACCTTCACTTCGTTTTCCTTCAACATGTCATCGTACTTGGCCGCTTTCATCAGCATCATCCAATCTTCTTTCTTGATGTCGTTCACAAGGATTCTGTCAAGCAAACCACCGTCAGCATACAAGTATTCAAATGCTTTCATGGCATCCTCGTCCTTGAAGCTTCCGTCCGCTTGTGCCGCATCGAGAGCATCCACCATTGACTGCATGTTTGCATCAGCTTGAGCCTTCAACTCATCAGCCTTTGCACGACCTTCAACATTCTTTGCAAATGCCGCTGCAAATTCCTTCGCTTTTTCTTCATCGTTCAGCGCATCACGGAAATCATCACCATACTGCTCGATAAGATATTCCATCGGATTGCCGCCATTCTTCAACACCATGAGGAAGCCGGCACTTCTCGGATCACGTGCCAAGGCATCGCCAAGCTCACGTTGAGCCTTGTCGCTAGCCTCCATTCGGTCAAACTCCCCGTTCAATGCACCATAGTAGGCTTCTTCATCCTCTGCATTGACTTCCGGGAAGCGTTTGCCGAACCTTTCACGGAAAGTATCCTTTCCACTTGCCTTAACCGGTTCTTCGGCTACATTCTTCAATTCTTCTTCATTCATAAGTATACTTCATTTTTCGCAAATGTACCCAATCGTATATGCTGACAATTCATATATATTGCCGAAGTGGATGGATTTTGAACGAAAAATCAAAAATTTGTTGGTATTTATGTCGGTTTATTTTTTCTTAAATAAAAATATAACTACCTTTGAAGCAAGACTTTAACTAAATAAGTTTAAAAAACTGAACTAGATTTAATTAAGATTGTTGGATATTTGGTCGTGTACCATTAAATCCAACAATCATCAATTCAGACATGAGACATAAAGGTTCATTATCACAACTAATGAAGGGACGCAATCAAGATTTGTACGACAACTTCTGTCTACTCACCAAACGCCACCTCGAAATGTATGGGAGAATCTGCAAGACGCTCATACTTGCACAGCTTGTGAACTCCACGTCAAAGAGATATTGGATATCTCCGGAACGTGCCTATGCGGTTGTATCGCAAATTAGGAAGGGTACATTGAATGTAAACCCAAACAAGACGATCTGCCGACTTTACTACTCCCTTTACGATGATTTCAAGAAATACAAGGCCATACATCCGGAAATACCGGATACACGTGCTGTAGAGGAAGTTATACACCAACCGGCTCCATGTTTCGGTCTTGAGCCAAGAGTAGCCGGTATTATCATCAGAAAAATGTCAAAGCAATGCCAAGAAGAAAAAATACGCCGTTTAATGTCACGCTTCTAGGATTGTTGCTATGTATTACCATGTTTGCTTCCTCTCCTCAGATGAACGGAGGATTCCTCATGTCTAGCTTTATTAACAAGCTGACATGCCATTTCTTTCATGCAAACGTCTTCCATTGGTTCTGCAATGCAATGGCTCTTTGGTTTATGCGCCCAAGTCCCATTCAGATAGCCTATGCGTTAGTCCTAGCAGTATTGGCTATGTTTTTTACCATGACACCGACAATAGGGTTTAGTGCGGTCATATACGGATACATCGGCATGAATATCATCCGATGGAATGTCTCACTGATAGATTGGGCTACATTTCTAGTAGCGAATTTTATTACCATATTCATTCCGAATGTGGCTTTTGGTGTACATCTTGCAGCTTTCATATTAGGTATTTCAGTGTATATGATAGACCGTCAAATCAACAGAATATTATTGACTATTGAAGGTAGGTGATCTCATAGAAGAGGATAAGCGTAGAGTATCAGTTATACGTGCGCCATTCGACCCCATCAAAGGCATCAATGCCGTTGGTGAGAGAAAGCACGTACATATACCGGACCTTTTCCCATATGACATGAATCTCCCTTTACCGATGCTCAAGATACCATTGGTAAAAGAAATTCTGAAACATGGAGGCATAGACCTTTTCTGCCAAACACGATACGGAGAATGTACACCGGAACTCCGGAATAAAATCATACGTCAGTTTTATAGGATCAGAGCAAAACACGATTTCTGTTTCTGTGCGTATGTCTATTTCCAAATCAAGAACAAGGAAGGTGGAAAGAATGTCCACTTCAAGCTCACTTACCCTCAGAGGTATCTATGTAGTGTGTTTGAAGAAATGAGACTTGCAGAAGAAGCCATACGTGTTATCCTTTTGAAAGCAAGACAATGGGGAGGCTCGACACTCACTCAGTTATATATCGCATGGATACAACTCTTCTGGAAGGAAGGTTGGTATTCGGTTATCGTAGCCCAGGATGCATCTACTTCACGAAAGATCAAAGCGATGTATTCCAAAATGCTAGAGGTTCTACCGCCTTGGCTTATTGATTGTCCGGATGATGCAGAGTTGGCTTTTACTCCATACGAAGGTTCTCAGCTTGACTCCATCATTACTTATGGAAAAGGAACGAACATTACCACCGCACGTGACACGGTTATCACTATCGGTACATACAACAATCCTACATCCGGACGTGGTGGTGACATGTCGTGTGTCCATTATTCAGAAGTTGGCCTATGGGAAGATACGGACGGGAAGACACCGGAAGACATTATCCGTTCCATTTCATCCTCTCTCCTTCTCGCCCCTTTCACAATTGAGGTGATCGAGTCTACCGCCAATGGTATGGGAAACTTCTACTATCGTGCATACCAAGCGGCCAAGAAGGGAGAATCCAACCGAAAGGCAGTGTTTGTTCCTTGGTTCTTTATCGAGCGATATACCAAGCCGGTAGAAAATCCGGAAGAATTTGCGAAATGGTTACTTGGCAACAGGAACAACCCTAACCCACCGGAAGGATGCCTTGATCCGGGCGAATACTATTGGCATCTGTGGGAACTAGGCGCAACCTTTGAAGCAATCAACTGGTATATCAATAAGAGAAAGGACTACATGGAACATGGAGACATGGCGGCTGAATTCCCTTCGGATGACATCGAGGCTTTCAAGCACTCCGGTAATATGGTGTTCAATGTATCACACGTAGATAACCTTGCAAAGAAATGCAAGAAGCCTTTATATGTTGGAGAGGTTCAAGGAGAAAGCATCATGGATCGGGATGCCTTGAAGAACCTTCACTTCGTGGATGACCACAACGGGATACTGAAAGTATGGGCACTCCCACAAGAAACGAAGGAAACCATTGAAAACAGATACCTTGTCGCAGTGGATATCGGTGGACGTTCAAAGACTGCCGACTATTCTGTAATACTTGTGATAGATCGCTATTGGATGATGTACGGAGGAAAGCCGGAAGTGGTGGCGGAATGGCATGGTCATATAGACCACGACCTTTTAGCATGGAAAGCAGCTCAGATTGCGGCCTTCTACCAAAACGCTTTATTGGTTATCGAATCCAATACCATCGAATCAAAGGACAATGATACGGACGGAGACCAATCAGCCATGATATTCAACCGCATTGCGGACGTGTACCCTAATCTGTACATGAGACGTGCGCCCGAAGAGAAGGTACAGCAAGGTGTGGTTGGCATGTACGGCTTCCACACTAACCGAAGAACAAAGCCTATCATAATCTCCAACCTTGTAGCAATACTCCGTGATGAAAGCTATGTGGAACGTAACGAGGAAGCCTTGGCTGAATATGCCACCTATGAAAAGAAACAGAACGGGTCCTATGGAGCAACGGACGGACATCATGATGACTACGTTATGGCACGTGCAATCGCCCTTTATATCTGCTTCTGCGAAATGGACTTGCCTATGATTAGAAAAAAAACAGAGGCTACACCTTATATCAAAAAGGTGAACACCGAAGCTAGAATAATTTAATTTATAGACTTATGAAAGACTTAATCAAAAGAATCAAGAGGTGGTTCGCACTAAGAAAAGCGAACATGGAATTAACTGATGCAATCCTACAAGCAGAAGCATTGTTTCGGATGTACAATAAGAGATATTATGTAATAGCCGACTACCGCCATCAATTGAGAGTATTCACCTATTCACAATTGAAGCAGATGAAGAAACAAGGATTGTTCTCGGCAACCGTCAAGGAAAACGACTTCATTAACGAGTCATTCTATTACACCCCGTCTGACAAGAGCTGCCAGTACATGACACCTCAGACAAAGGAGAAGAAGCGGAAGATGTGGATTGCATACTACAAGCTTTATCGCCTATAAGGAGTTCAAGCACTCTCTGTGTCACCTCTCCATCTATATAGCACACTTCCTCACCGGCCAAGTCAAGACCATTGGATTGTGCAATATGTACGGAGAGGTGATGTATTTCATGGGAAATAGAATTCATTAATTCACCGAATGTACTCGCTTCACCTACCACTACAATACTCTGCCGACCTTCAAAATCTGAAAAGGTAAGTCCACGATTACAACAGCCTTTATTGATGTTGTTCCAAGCGGTTATGAAGTTAGCCCCTTCGCATCCGATCGCTTTCAGATGGGAAATAACTTCATAGAAGTGTTGGGCAGTCACACTATAATAGAATGTGACCACCCAATCATACACTCGAAGATGGAACTGCTGTTTAATCATCCTCGTTGAACATCTTCCAAGGGACCGGAATACCGGCACGGACCATCTTTGCATACCATTCAGTCATGATATACCCGTCCGGTGCGTCCACATCATCCACTACATCCTTAATGTACAAAGCAAGATGCCTTTCATCAGGGACTGAACTCTTGAAGAAATCGTATTTCCCCTTATTGGCTACATAGACATAATCCATTCCTATCTTATTATCAAGGACCACACCATGTCTTTTAAGAAGCTCGTCCACTTCTTCTGCTTCCATCACAGGCAACGATTCCAACTTACCGGTAGCAACATTCCGCTTACGCATCAACGAAACCGCATATTTACAAGCTGCCTCATTGAAATGCCATCCGTTCTGCGAAAGATAAGCCTCTTGCGCCCTCGGCCTTAAATCATATATATCCAGTGGTTGTCTGCACATAGTAATAATAGTTTTAAAGGGGTGGTTCCCCACCCCTCGGTTTAATTACATGTATCGTGGATCATAGCCGCCACCATCACGGCTGTTGTAGCCGCCTCGGTTACGTTCACCGAAACCTCCGCTCATACCTCCGTTACTGCCACCACGTTCACCGAATCCGTCTCGTTGGCCGAATCCGTTCTGAGACATCTTTGACATCCATGTGTCAAATTCACCCGGATATTGCGGATATGCCGGAGGGAGATCATGCGGGAAATTGCGCTGTCCCATACCACTCATAGGCATGCCCAAACTTTTCTTTGCCTTATTTACCAACTTATTCCCCTTATGAAGAAACTCCTGCATTTCTTCAACCAATTCTTTCAATTCTTCATTCATACCAAATCAATTTAAATAGTTCTTAAACTCCATAATATCTTCCGAAGTAAACCGAAGCCTACCCAAGTCCCCAACAAGCGCATCCATAAACATATTCCTAGGCAAGTCCAGAGCAATCTCACCATTGCCAATATGAAGGAGGAATCCACCTCCTAGACTGTATTCGAATGGCTTGACTTCCTTGAAGATCCCGGCTGCCATATCAATGGCTGAATCTGTGTCTACAACACCATCCTTGTCGGATACCATGAGGTATATATTGTCTATCCACCCATTCAGTTTTGCATCGCTCCGGTTCAGGAAGTTATTGACATAGTTCTTTGCAAGAAACCTCATTGTCGGTTTGTTCGGAACTACCTCTTCGATTTTCAAGTTTGCCCATTCCTGGATTGCTGTCTTAATGTCTCCCTTTAACTTGTTTATATCATTCTGCTTCATTTCTTCTTTCCTTTCTGTGGTTCACGCTTCATCTTCAGGTAATCCTCATACGTCATGTGGGCATACTTCTGAGTGTATTCCTCAAAGTCACTCAGCTTGGCATCCACTTCTTTTGACGCTTGCTTTCTCACACGCTTGGTGATAGCAAGGTGAGCTTCCAATGCTTCCTTCCCTTCCTTCGTTCCTTCTACAATCGGACGCATCATGTCCATATACGCACGTTGTAGTATAGCCATCACTTGCTGTTGTCCTTCTATGAAGTCAGGATGGTTCATTACATAGTCATACTCCTTGTCATTCAATCCACTGACAATGCCGTCTATCTCGTCCCAAACCGGAGTGCGGCTCTGTTGGACTTGCGGCTGTTGCTGCTGAAGATACTGAGCCTTGGCTTGCTGCAATTCAGAGAGCTTGGCTGCAAGCTGCTTTTCCATTACCTCAAACTCATTGGCTATAGGTGTCTGACTATAATTCCTACTGCCCAGAATGGGATCTTGACTGATAAATATATTGTTTGCCATAAAAGTTTTGCTTGTTGGAGCGAGAGCCTAGGCCCTCG